GATGGGACATATTCACGACGAAACAGTGAACGAGGTACCTTTAGATGATTTTTGGCGAGCCAACCGTGTCACTTAAAGAGATTTGCGAAGCCATGGCGCTACGCCAAAATGGGCGGACGCTTTCGGGATTCCGTTGAAGGCAGAAGGATTCACTAGTAAATATTATAAGAAAGATTAATTAACATGGAAAAATACACCTTATCACTTGCAGGCTCTTCGGCTTCATTGAAGTGGAAAGCGGTTCGCTTCACATGGGACGATTTTGTAAAACGCTTAGGAACGCCCGTTATCACTAACGAAACGGTACGCGAGTTCGATAGACTGGACAAGGCCGCCAAATCGTCTTTGAAGGACGTTGGCGGATTCATGGCTGGCGAGCTTTCCGGCCCACAAAGACTTAAAAAGGCCGTTATGTCCCGCTCCATGATTACGCTAGACGTAGACTTTGGCGATGATCTTTTCCCGTTCGATTTTGCGGATCGCTTTCCGGGCGTGGCGGCAGCTATTTATACCACTAGATCAGACCGTCCCGGATCGCGCCGTTACCGTCTTATCATGCCGTTTAAAGAAGAGGTTACAGACGTTACCATGTACGAAGCCGCGGCGCGTAAAGTAGCCGAGTTGTTAGGTATCGATCTATTCGACAAAACAACCTTCCAGCCCGAGCGTATGATGTACTGGCAGTCGCTCTCCAAAGACCAAACCGGACTATTCGAAGTGTTTGAGGGCGAGCCGATCAGCGCAGAGTATCTCGTAGGTTTATACGGAGACAATGAAGAATGGCGCGACGTGCGCAGATGGGCATTCCATTCAGAGGTAGAACGTGATACCCGCGCCGTTATTAGTAAGGAGATGGCGAAAGACCCTAGAGACAAAGAGGGCCTGGTAGGCGCGTTTTGCCGCTCGTACACCATCCCGGCAGCCATAGAGAAATACTTGCCAGACGTTTACACGGAGGTAGACAATGGACGGTATACCTACGCTCTTGGATCAGGCACGGCAGGTTTGGTCGTGTATGACGACGTACTTTGCTTTTCTCACCACTCAACCGACCCTATTGGAGACGGACACGCATACAACGCTTATGATTTGGTACGTGTGCACAAGTTCGGGCACCTGGGTAAGGAAGACAGCACCCGCGAGATGAACAAGCTAGTTTGCGCCGATAAAGAGTGCGTTAAAGATATGGTAGCCGTGGACGATGATCTAGCCGACTTCGAAGAATACACGGATGATGTTAAGGGCGGCGCGCAGACCGCCGGGGAACTCGTTTGGGATTTAGATCGCAAAGGTGATAAATTATGTACCGTTCGCAACTTCGTTAACGCTTTCAAGTGCGATCCGCTGTTAAATGATCTATTAGCCTATGACTTGTTTCTAGACACGATCGTGTACACTAGAACCCCGTTCTTCTCGAAAGACATCAAGAAGGGTGACATGTTGGACGATACCGCCGTAGCGATTATCCGTGGACGTATAGAGGATTTGCACGGTATCTATAATGACAGCAAATTAAACGATGCACTGGAAAAGGTTTGCAGCGATAACGCTTTCCACCCTATCAAGAAGTACCTGGAGGCGCAAAAATGGGACGGCGTGAAACGTATTGATAATTTCTTAGTTGACTACATGGGCGCAGAGCCTAGTATATACGTGTCCGAGGCTTTCCGCAAAATGTTAGTTGCGGCCGTTACTAGAGTTTATGAGCCGGGCCGCAAATTCGATACGGCTTTGGTTATGTATTCGGGACAGGGCGCGGGAAAGTCCACGCTTATACAGTCCCTTTCAAAAGGGTGGTTCAACGATTCATTAACGGACGTGTCCGGGCAAAAAGCATATGAAGCGATACAGCATGCCTGGATCGTGGAGCTAGCAGAGTTGTCGGCCCTTCGCCGTTCGGACGTGGAAGCTACTAAGAACTTCATAAGCAAACGTGAAGATACATACCGTAGTGCATACGCTAGACGCGTCAAGACACACCGCAGACAATGCGTATTTTTCGGGTCTACCAACGACGATGAATTTTTGAAGGACAAGACCGGCAACCGCCGTTTTTTCCCAATCGAGGTACGTGCCAACAAGAACACTCACAAGCTGTTCGAGAAGTCTTTCGAGGCGGTGGTAGACCAACTATGGGCCGAGGCTATGGAGTTGTACATGCTGGGTGAAAGCCTTGTTTTGTCTGACGAAGCCGAAGCGATCGCAAACGAGGGACGCGAGGAATTTACAGAAGGGAACCCGCTGGTAGGTATTATAGAGAACTACGTAGATAGGCTTTTCCCCGCTGACTACGAAGACCGCACCGAACAACAACGCGCGGACTTCCTAGCCGGATCGCTGGAAGAAGAGGGAACGGTTCAAAAAAATACGTTCTGCCTAATGGAACTATGGGTAGATGCCTTGGGACGCCGGAAAGAAGATTATACAAGCGCGAAAGGGCGCGAACTGGCAACAGCGATACGGCAAATGAAAGGATGGTTTAAAGGAAAGTTAAATAGAACTAAATTGTACGGCGTACAAGTAGTTTATATCCGTAAAGGTAGCACGGAAAGCAAAAAATTACTATTTTTGTAAAACAATACTTTCTTTTCTAATTTTTAAGGTTAATACTTTTAGGGTGGTTTTTCAGTTAAAAGGTCTTTCGTAGTGATACGCGAGACTTTATTTTTGTTAATATACTAAAGTTTTTTGAGAAAAGTTTTGGTAGTTCATGATTAAGTCGTATCTTTGAAATGTCAAAAGGAAATAAACCGATTAAAAATTAAAGATATGGAAAGTAATCAGGGCATATTAGACGATAAGGAAACGGCGGCACGCCACCGCTTCTGGAACAAGCGAGGGCTTTTCGGGGAACCCACAAGGAAACAGATCGAACGGGGTTCAATGAAAATGCAGAAACTAGTTAAGGCATTGAAAACCTTTTCCCTTGAGGAAATTAAAAAAATACGCGCTATGGAGTATCAGGATAGCCGTTTAGTCGGTGCAACATACTTGGTGCGGCGTGCCGGTGAATCAGCCATTAATCATGCAATATCAACCTTTAAAATATTTTAGTTATGAAACAATTTGTAGTTTACACGTTTTGGGCGATCCTATTTGTATTATTCATCTTATTGTGTTGCGAGCCGACGACTAGCCTATGATACAGATACTAAGAGCGGTGATTATAACGACGGACGGCGTTATAGTACAGGACTATGCAGAAGTCCAAGATAGTTTAGGTGTGTATGTCGTAACGGACTTAGAAGCGGAACGGCGGTATATCGCTGAGTGTCAGACCCTAGCGGGATTTACGGTTAAGCGGGTTAATCTAACTTATGTAACGGAGGAATGATGTGTATTATTTTAGTGGCGGCACTTATCGCGATCGCCGCGTATTATCCAATTAAACTTATAAAATTTTATTGTATGGAAGGTTTTGAACAAGGCCTGAAGGCCAAAATTACACGGGACCTAAGAGAAGGGAGAGTTTCCCCTAACCTTATTTTGCTGACGATTGGCGCGGGTGGCTTGCGTCTCACGCGGAATCAGTTAGACGTTATTTTCGAATGGATGGTTCAGAATACGAACGCGTGGGAAGTGCACACATATGCAGATGAAAAAATAGTAGTGTTGTTTGCGCATTCTCCATTCCACCCGGAAGAGTGGGACAATTATGAGGACTACAAACACGTTATGCGCCAAATGTTCGACGATTACGGAACAGAAGATTTTCTCACGTCCCGTACCACCGTGGGAGAATCTGACCGAATTAGGAAAAGCCTGGGAGCTTTATTAAAATAATATGGCGATGGGTAACAAGAAAAAATTAAAATCGCGCGATGGCGCGACCCGGATAGCGCCGGATAAGTCTTTTAACGGACGGTTTATGGGGGTGTACAAACTGCAAGTATATAACGAGGATACGCTATCGTGGAGCGATATAGAAGGGTGTACCAACATTACCTGGGGCGAAGCTGTAATAGCCCGGAAAAACTTCGTAGCACTACGCCAAGCGTGCCGAGTGACTAACAAGGCTGCGCTCCGTATTAACGTACCGACGGATGAAGGCAACGGAAACTAGCGAAAAGGTATTCGAGCGTACGATGTCCAAGTACGTCGAGAGTAAAGGAGGGATGGCAATTAAATTGCTATCCCAATTTATTAACGGTCTACCGGATCGGATGTACCTGTTACCGGGCGGGACCGTTATATTTGTGGAGTTCAAGTCTACAGGTTGCAAACCTAGACCGATACAGCGCGTTATACTCGATCGGATCGCCGCACTAGACTTCAATGTACGTGTAGTGTCGAACCCTGACGAGTACAACGATTTGAAGGAATTAATAGACTTCTATGTTAACGGACGTTAACTAAGAACGCTTAATGCGAATCAAAGTTAAGAGTTTACCCTATATTTTGGTAGTCCGAAAAGAACCCGTATCTTTGAAATGTCAAAAGGAAATAACCACTTAAAAATTAAAGGATATGAAAAAGTATTATGTAAATGGAAAAGAGACCACAGAACAAGAAGCGAAAGTTATTGAAGCGAGAAACGCCGGGTATATGAGTAGCACTGATTTTTCCCTGTGGGCTAAATGTGAATTCATAACAGTGATAACTTTATAAGAAACAGAAGAATTTAAATAACCAGGGCGGGTAACGCCGCCCGCAACACCCAAAAAGATATGAAAGAAAAAATTTTAATTATTGGCGGACCTGGAACAGGTAAAACCAATTTAGGAAACGTACTGGCTGAGTTAATGAATTACAATTTAGTGGATGAAATTCCTTCCGCGTTGTGGCTATCCCTAAACGCCGAACCAAGAAAAGTGTACGTGTCTAACAGTATCACAGGGGCAGAAGCCGCCATATATCTAAAAGAGTTTACAGTAATCGCAGTATCAAATCTTTAAAAATTAGAATCATGAAAAAATTAATCAGCGTTTTAGCAGCAGTTTTGTTATCAGTTAGCGCAATGGCGCAAGTATCATCCGCAACAGGCAGTTTAAAAACCATTAAGTCTTTCCGTCTGGGGGCATGTAAGATCGTGGAAGTCACGAAGGGTGACGCGGTAACGTATCAGATCACCGGACAGCTAGCCGGGACTAGTTCGCTAGAGATGGATATAGACCTGGGCGACGCGGACGCGGCGGTTAAGACATTATTAAGTCTAGCCGAGTACAAACCATCAAGCAGCCATGAGATAGTACGCCTTAACAACCCGGCGGGACATACCGCACGGTTCCCGAAGATGGCAGGCGTGTGGCAGATATTCAGCCCGGGCAATCAGTTCACCGTTAACATCTCACGTAACGAGTTAAAGAAGATGGCAGAAGCGATAACCAATAATAAATAAGATCATGGAAGTATATAAAAACAATAGCGGCGAGATCCTGGAAGTGTCTAAACTACCTAACGGACGAATAAAACTATCACAGGCACGGAACGCAGACCGCCGGGAGTCAAAGAGCGTAGGCACCGTCAAGGAACTAAACGCGTTCCTGTATAACGGAGGCTACCACCTTGCAATGACAGAACGTAGCAAACGTTTTGGCCGTCACTTCACAGAGAACAATTTAAGCGATGAATTGCTGACGATCCTGCCTAACTTAGAGCTGGCCATAGAGCGTAATGGGGACATTTTTTCTTGTTGGTTTCTGGCTGACAATGCTGACGGAACGGTAGAGGTATCATGCAACGCGCCGTTTGCCGCGGTTAACTGGCAAGGGTATAAGGCCGTAACGGTTAGGATTGACGAACTGATTATAATAGAGGGAGATATTTAATTATGGTAGACTTCAATAAGAAACTAAAGGTAGACCGCATCAATCTATTTTGTGATGTGGTTACGAAGATGGCGAACGGAACGCCCGCCGAGGGCTACGCGATCGGTGACGCTATCAAACAGTTACCCGAGAACCTGCAACAGTATTTAATATCAGAAGTACCGGACAACATACTACGCAGGGAGTACAGCCGCCGGGAGCTTCATAAAGGCGAGGGCGCGGTATTCGAAGGGGCTGACACGATAGCCGAGGTTTACAAGGAAGAAGTGTTTAACGCCGATAAGGCAGAAGCCTGAAGGACCTGTTAGGCATCAAATCAAAGTTCCCCGATATACTGGACGTAATCGAAGAGGTACTGAAGTGTTTCCCCGGGTGGTACACGCTGGAAGATATTTACGATATGTTGTACAAAAAGGATCTGGGATTATGAAAGAGATAAAATGCAAATACGGGTACTCCCTTGAATACTCCGGGATCATATTGGATTTTATAGTAATGGATGGAGGTGTGCGGGCGATAATATGTAACAACAATACAGGAAGTGTGACTATTCAGCCACTCCACATAATAACAATATTAGACTTATGAAAACAATAAGAGCGGATGGGCGTACATACGCCGCGGTGGAAGTGGACGAGAACACAGCATGCAAAGGCTGCATATTTTATACCGTTGGCTGGGACATGAATACACCGCGATGTACAGCGGCTAATATTCCGGAGTTTCAATGTGTTTCGGTAGCGGGAGACGAGGAGAAGAACGTGATATTTAAACTAATGGCTAACAATGTTACAGAGAAGTAATTTATAAGGTTATGAAAAAATATAAATTAGATGGGGGTTCACCACAGAGAACACGCCGGGATACCCGCCGTTCAACCCCAACAGAGGATACCATCTGTTTGAGCGTTTCCAATACAACGGAGTAGTAGCCGGGTGCCGCAATTTCGAGTTGTCCAATATGTGCCGGGATTGTGCTATTTACCCGTGCGGTGTTACTTATCCTAATTGCATGGCGTTCAAACGTGCGGATAAGATAGACGTGTTTTATAAAAAACCAGAAAATGTTACAGAGGAGTAATTTACACGGCTATCAGCGTACCGCTGTCCAGCACATCAAGGATCACCCGGACGCGGCTCTATTCCTTGATATGGGACTGGGAAAGACGGTGAGCACGCTAACGGCCGTAGCCGATCTTATAAACGAGTTCGAAGTGACCAAGGTACTTATAGTAGCGCCGAAGCGTGTAGCCGAAATGACTTGGGGCGATGAGATCGAGAACTGGACGCACATCTCGCACCTACGTTTGTCGGTCATTAAAGGCACGGCGAAGCAACGCGAGATCGCCGCACGGGCTGATGCCGACATTTACACGGTGAGCCGTGACAACCTTGTCTGGCTTCTGCAAATGTGGGGAGGCTCTAGAGTTCCCTACGACATGTTGGTACTGGACGAGTTAAGCAGTTTCAAGAACCATCAGTCTAAACGCTTCAAGGCGGCAAAGATTATCCGGCGCAGTGTTGGCCGGGTGGTGGGTCTGACGGGAACGCCCGCGCCAAACGGACTAATAGACCTGTGGGCGCAAATGTATTTAGTTGATGGCGGGCAGAGGTTGGGAAAGACGATAACCGATTACCGGGCCAACTATTTCAGACCGGGCGCACAGAACGGCGGGATCGTTTACGAGTACAAACCGCTTGCAACGACCGAGGCGGTATTAGGCGAGAAGATAGCCGACATCACGTTATCAATGAAAGCGCTAGACTTCCTGGATATGCCGGAACTTACATACATCAACAACTACGTAGAATTGTCGCCAAAGGTGAAGAAGCAGTACGATAAGTTCGAGGAGGATCAAGTACTGGAGCTTATGCAGGAAGAAGAAATCACAGCGTTAAGTGCGGCCGCCCTATCAAACAAACTCTTGCAGTTCGCGGGCGGTGCGATCTATGACGCGGACCGGAACATACATACCGTACATGATGAGAAGCTAGAGACGTTAGTAGAGATGGTAGAGGCCGCGAACGGATCGCGCGTACTGGTGGCGTACAACTTCCAACATGAGAAACACCGGATCATGGAAGCCCTCAAGGGTTTTGGCGCGGAAGCCCTCGAAGGCGCGGATAGCGTACGCAGGTGGAACGAGGGGAAGATACCCGTCTTAGTGGCGCACCCGGCTAGCGCGGGGCACGGCCTCAACATGCAGAAGGGCGGCAACCGTATAATATGGTACGGTACTACCTGGAGCCTGGAGCTATACCAGCAGTTCAACGCCCGGTTATGGCGGCAGGGACAAAAAAATAGCGTGTTTGTCCATCACATCATTGCGCGGGGTACAATTGACGAAAGGGTTATCGGAGCGTTGACCGGGAAAGCGGACACGCAAAACGGCTTGATGGATATGGTTAAGGAGCTAATTAAAAAATATAGAATATGAAAGTATTAAGTTTATTCGACGGTATGAGTTGCGGGCAGATAGCCCTGACTAATCTGGGATGCTTCCCGGATAAATACTACGCGTCCGAGGTGGACAAGTTCGCTATACGGCAGACGCGTCACGTGTTTCCCGACACGATACATATAGGTGACGTCACAAAGGTGGACGTGTCGAAACTGGATAAGATCGATTTGATTATAGGCGGAAGCCCGTGCCAATCGTTTTCCTTTGCGGGGAAACAGGCGGGGATGGCTACGACGGAAAACATAGAGGTGACCGACCTGGATCAATATCTCGATCTTAAAATAATGGGATTCGAGTTTACCGGACAGTCGTACCTGTTTTGGGAATATATGCGGATACTGACGGAAGTACGGAAGTACAACCCGGACGTGAAGTTCCTGTTAGAGAACGTGGTTATGTCGAAGAAGTGGGAAGCGGTTCTAACTAACGCGATCGGGGTTGAACCCGTAATGATTAACAGCAACCTAGTATCCGCGCAGAACCGGAAGCGGCTGTACTGGACGAACATCGCGGAGATAACGCAGCCGGAAGATGAAGGCATATTCATCCGTGATATACTAGAGCGTGACAGAGACAGTATAATAGTGGCTAGCCGCGGAAGAACCGGACCGGACGGGGTGACCAGGCAACACCTAGAGCCGAGAACGGACGGAAAATCCAACTGCCTCACAACGGTACAGAAGGATAACTTGTTGGCGGTGTTGAAAGAAATGAGTCCGCGAGTGGTTGACGTGTCAATCAGCGAGAACGGAATAAGGCCCCACAGGGGGGACGCGCGGAAGTCCGGTATCGGAGAACTGGGAACCATCCGGTTTGAATCCTCTAAAGCGGACACGCTCTTGACAAGCTCCAAACCCATTATACTTGATAGGGAATGGACGCTAAGACGGTTGACGCCTGTGGAGTGCGCGCGCCTGCAGACCGTACCGGATTGGTACGAGTGGGTGGTGTCGGACACGCAGATATACCGGATGTGCGGGAACGGTTGGACGGTCAGGGTTATTGAACATATATTAAAAAATCTATTCGTATGAAAAAAGTAAAGCTTATATTTTTCGGGCCGGGACAGAAGGCCGGGCACGAAGGCGTAACATACGTAGCGGAGCTACAAGCGAAAGGCGGGCTGTGCGAATGCCTAGGGGCCGGGTGTGTGTAGATGTAATGGACGGTGGCAATATAATATTTAAGAAGGCATGAAAATTTTAAAGAGCATTATTGGCCGGTGGAAGGCGTCCAACCGCTGGAAGCATTTCTTTTTCGCGATCCCGCTCGGTGCGGTGTGCGGCGCTCCGTTCACTACGGGTGCGGGTTTGGGCATGGAAGTTAAGGATCATTTGTACGGCGGGAAGGCCGATTTTGCGGACTTCCTTCTAACCGCGGTTGGCGGGGCGATCGGACACGGCGTTATGCTGGCGGCGGGGCCGGACTATTTGGCAGGGTATTTAATCAATTTAATATAATAAAGTATGGAAGCTCTTAGAGTTTGTATTTGGACGGCGGTGATCGGTTTTGTGTGTATGCTGGCGTTCCTGTTATTTTGGAAAGGCGATAAAGGCGCGGCGGATATATTTCAGGTGCTCTTCGTATCGTTTTATGTAGTTTCAGTTTTGGCGGGTGTGTTATATTTAATATTTTAAATTATGGAGCGTTTATTTAGGGAATATGAAATGAGAGAACAAGAAGCAGCGGGCATCAGGACCGGACGTTTTAAAACAGCGCCGGACCGTGCGGAGAAGGCGCGGTATAATACGCGTGTCAAGATAGACAGGGCGGAAGCCGAGCGTGTGATGGTTCACGCCGAGCGCGTACCGCGTACGGCCAAGGAGATTACGACCATAACGATTTACAGGAAGAGCGAGCCGCAACGCCGGGTGGACTTATCGAGAATTGAGGCGCTGCGTTTGATCGGTGAACTTAAAGAAGCGCTAAAGCTATGATGAAGAACGGATTGAAAATGCTGGGACAAATGGTCCTGGCAATCGCGGCGGGGATCGCGCTTGGCTGTATTTTAGTATGTATCTTAAATAATTTATAGTATGCCGACACCATATATTAAGAAGAAACAGAGAAAAGTGCTGCTTATCGAAGATATGGCACGAGTCTATAATATTCACGCGTTTTTCATATTCAACTGGCTTGAGGCAAACGGCGTGAAGTACGCCAAGGTGAAGGGCAAACCGTTCCACGCTGTAAATGCCGAGATATTCTGCGAAGCTATCCGGGACATAATGCACGCGGCTAGTAAAGTACGGGACGACAGGAACACCCGAATCGAACCGGAGCGCATACCGACAATAGAGAATATGCTGTACCGTGACAAGGACAAGAAGCGCGTGGGGCCTTATGAGAATGACGATATAGAGCGGCCGGTCTATTCGAGTAAAGACACCGAGACGAACAAATACGGCATAGAGGTCTCGATGCTGTACCGGGTCAATATGTACCGCGATGGCAGCAGGACGCTGGACAAGTTGAACCATCGTACTCTGAGATGGGAAAACATAGAAAGGGCGGAGAAATGGAAATGTAAAGATATTTTGGACGACTGGAAGGTTTTATACGGGTTGGTTATATAGGGATTGAGGGGTTAATGTATAAAAACGTTAACCCCTTTTTGTGTTAAAACCGTTAACACGATTTTGACGCGCTTCTACAAAAACTTTGTGAGAGAAAACTTTTTAGAGAGAAAAGTTGATTTTAACGGTATTTTAACTAAAAAGCCTGTTTTTGACAAAAAAGTGGTGAAAACAGTCTTTTACCTTGCCATTTCATGTTTTACACCCGACCAGCCTCACAGGACGCAGAACGCACTTTTCAAGATTTTGGTGTAAATGATTAAAATTTGTATCTTTTGCACTTAACTTGCTTATTTATAGTACTTTATAATGTAATATAGTGTATTTGTAAAAGATGTAAAGATATATACTAGTGGAGTACATTATAAAAAGTAATATATAGTTAACTATATTATACTATTGTTATTGAATGTTATCAAAATTATGATATTTTTTAAATATAATCTATAGGGAAAACATCTTTTTATCTTTACATCATTTACAAAGGGCTTGAAACGCCCTGTTCATCGGGGTTTCGGGTGTAAACGATAGTTTTGGTAGGTGTCAAAGATGAAATTTGGGCGGAAAAAGCTTATTTTTGTAGAGTTGTAAATAAAAATTATATGGCTATAAAGAAGAAGGAAATTATAGAAACCAAGGAAGCGGTACAGCTGCCAAAGCCCGAGAAGGTCAGGCCGGATTACGCGCACTTCCGTCTAGCTCCCACATACGCGGTCACCAAGTATTTGGCGGATTCGTTCAATTACACCAAGTGTTACCAGGTCGCTACGGCGCATTACGGCATGACGCCGATATGGCAAGAGCCAAGGGAGCTGTGGGAGGCGTACGCGATTTACTCGGCTTGGTGTGAGGCTACGCCCGTTATAACACAAGAGGCGGTGAAGTCCGGTAACATGGCCGGGACGCTCTATGAAGTGCCAAAGAAGCACCTTCAGTCGGAGGGCGAGTTCTGCATGTTCCTAGGGGCTAGCGTCACCTATCTAAACAGGAGGCGGGCTGTATACGCCGAGAACCTGAAAGAGTTCGATCTGACGATATGCGCGGACTTTATCGAAGTGATCGACAGGATACGCGATGCCATCGCGCAGGACCTCGATCAGGGCGCTACGGTGGGACAGTTCGACGCTAACTACGTTCGCGCCCTACGCGGCATTAAAACGCAGATGGACTACACGTCCAACGGCGAAGCCATCAAGGGCGGCTTGACCGTGAACGTAACCGATCCGAAAGTTCGCGCAAAGGTCAGCTCGATCAAGAACTTTAAAAAGGATCACGAGGAGGGCGACAAATAATGAATTGCACCTATGTATTTAACAAGATGATAGGACCGTTTTGCGACCCCTATATAAGAGGTATCGCGAGCAAAGGTGGTACGCGTTCATCTAAGACGTGGAGCGTGCTACAGCTCCTCTATTTGGTCGCCAACGAAAGCACCGAGCCTCTGATGATCTCCTGCGTGACTGACACGCTCCCGGCCGTGAAGCGCGGTATGTTCCGTGACTTCCGGAACATGCTGTTAGACGAAGGGGTGTGGGACGACAACGCGCTTAACAAGTCCGACCTGATCTACACGGTGAAGCCGGGTGTCTGCATCGAGTTCTTCGGGTGTGACAACGCGTCGAAGGTTCACGGTCCGGCGCGTGACATTCTTTTCATCAACGAGGCGCAGCGCGTGCCCCGCGAGATATTCCGGCAGTTGGACGTACGTACCACGCTCAAGGTTATCATTGACTTCAACCCGGTGCGCCGCTTCTGGGGTGAGACGGACTTCACAGGCGACAAGTACGTGACGATCCACTCGACCTACAAGGACAACCCGTACCTGTCGAAGCAGCAGGTAGAGGCGATCGAACGGAACGCCAAGGACGCCAATTGGTGGCGCGTATACGGTGAAGGGCTGACAGGCGGGCTGGAAGGCCTCGTATATCCCCAAATTGAGACGATCGACAATCTCCCGGAGGATTTAACGGGTGAGGACGTTAAGTTCGTTACAGGGCTTGATTTCGGCTTTCAGAACGACCCGACCGCTATCGTCAAGATCTACATGCGGGGCATGAACCTGTATATCGATGAGGTGTGCTACGAGACGAAGATGTTAAACCGCACGATCGCCGAACGGCTTAAAGCGGAAAGGCTGGACCGTACCATTACGGTATGCGACAACGCCGAGCAGAAGTCTATCATAGAGTTACGCGGGCTAGGCTGCAACACGATCCCCTGCATCAAAGGGAAAGGATCGATCCGGGCAGGCATCCAGCAGGTGAAGCAGTTCAACCTGTTCGTGACGAAGCGGAGCACGAACGTATTGGACGAGGCGGACAATTACACTTACGTCAAGGACAATTTAACCGACACGTACACCAACGAGCCGGTAGACGCTTACAACCACGCATTAGACGCTGTGCGCTATGGCGTTGACTATCTTATACGTAAATACCGCCCGAGATACGCAAATAATGATTAGATTTGCAGCATGAGAGAGGACGATAGAGTACGCATTAAATACGATTACGCCGGGAACGCCGGGACGGTTACGGAGACCGGCGTGTTAGGCGTGGTCGTGCAATGGGATGCAACAGACATTGAAGAGTGGTATTATTACGAAGAACTAGCACTGGTTGAATATGAGTAAGATAAAGTTTTATGGCATGGAGTGGTTGATACTCCAAGCGCCGACCGGATGGAGAGGAAAGGTTAAAAACGTTTTCCGCGGCTTATGGTGGAAAATTTGTGGGTATTACAACCGCAAACAATTGGAATATGTTTGTAACTTGCATCCGAATTACAAGGGCGGCCTAACTTCTGACCAAGCAGCGACACTTAACGCGGTGGCAGAGTACGCTAAGGCCGACCCTTTTATTGTAAAAAACGGCAAGCTCGTGTACCGCATCCCTCGTATCGAGGACGTAACGTTATGGCAGGTGATCGAGGCGAGAAGGAGCGAGACGGCAACGGAGAAGGTTACTAAGTGGTGTACGCCTATCGAGCACAAGCCCGCAGAGTATGCGCCGGATAACGTCTACCATTTGCTATGCGCAACGAAGTATATCAAGGAGCAGATAGAGACGGCGGACGGACTGGAAAAACGGTTGTTCCCTTTCGATGCGGGGGGCGCGCCGGAAGATGATCCGATCAAGGAGGCTAAGAACGTGCTGACGCTCGTACAGGCTACGGCAGAATTGTTCGCATGTTCGTTCGAGGACGCGAAGCGGATCAACTACTTAGACGCGATGCTGGCATTGTCAAAGCGGCATGAGGAGAACGAGAAACAAAAGGCAGAGATGAAGAAACATTATAAATCATAACGTTATGGGTTTAAAAAAGTATGAGATTATTACAGTAGGGAGCGACAAGAGGGTACGCGCCCTTCGTTCGTGGCAGGTGGGAGACCGTTACGTCAATATTGGCGACGTGGGCGGCATCGTGTACGACGAGAAGACATTATCGCAGGACGGCTCTTGCTGGCTGTTTAGGGGCAACTTCGGTTTTCCCGGTGCACGCATCGGCGGGGATTCGATCGTAGACGTAGCCGAGGCGGCACTAAGCGCCACAGGTACGCCGAACGTAGACATTCTAGGGTCTAGTGTCGTAGTCGGTAGCAAACTACAGTTCCAATCGGATCGAATGCCCACCGACTTCGTAGTATTAACCGAGGCTGACTTCGAGCAGGGGTACGTTAGTTACACACCCGGTGCTAATTGGGAAACCGCAAAAGCCGGCAGCTCTAAGCACATAAGGTCTAAAGCCCCTATTTTCATGGGCGGCGTCAGTAAAACACTCAAGCTCGATGTACCGGGATACAGGGTCCAAGCTTTCGGACTAGACGCGGATTTGGTTATGGTTAGCGCATCCGACAATATAGCAACGGGGGCGGGTGTGACGCTAACCATTCCGGCAGCGCAGTATTGCATTATCCGATTACAAAAACACCCCGTAGCTGAAACAGTCCCGGCAGACGCGACAGCGGCGCAAATAACGTTTGCAGGTGCTTCCGACACAAAACTATCAATCATCGATTCGCGAGTAGAGGTCAACCCCGCAAACGCTACAGGCACGGCAACAATCAGACCAGGCGGCACATATGCGAGCGCACCGGGCGCAAAATACCCGGAAGCGGTCATTAGAAATTCTAAGGTGTCCATAACCGTTCCGGCTGCGGATGATAGGGCCTTTAGATTTCTGGGTCAGATAATCGGATCGACTGCGGTATTAGACGGCACGGCAGGGGACCTTGTACTAGTCGGGTTATACAGCAACGTTAAGAACCTAATGGTAGCGGGTATATCATCCTCCTACCTGGGTGTAAAAACGTATAACTTTATTCAAGCTACCGACTGTGATAACTTCACTGTATCGCCTACAATCTTTCCGGGAATGGCAGCAGCGCAAACCGCTAACATGCCTTTCATCTTCCAAGGTTGTAACGTCCCGAACGGCTTATTCTATCATCACGCGCAAATCGCCAACACTTACAAGAACATTGATTTTGCAAAGGCTCAAACTGATTTGGGTAAATCCGTTCCCGGTGTAGCGTATACGCTTGTAAGTTCTGAAACGGAAGGAATGTACCGGATATATAATACCGCGGCAAGCCTGCTGGGGTTCCTAGTGGAAAGCTATGATAGTATTCGGTCTATCGGACTACTAGCCGCTACGGAGACATCGTACGGCACTACGATATATAAGGATGCCTATTTAAGCGGAAAATTTGACATCGCAGGTACGAACGTATTCGGTAACACTAAGAAGCACGATACGCAAGATGTAAGCGGTTGTAAGATCGTGAACACAGGAGCAAAGGCGGTTAACATGAAGGGCAATATACGCGTAGAGGGTAACGCTACATTGACTAATTGCTCAATAATCGGTTCGGGCTACTTCGGAGGTAGGGCGGTTGCATCCGGTTTGCTGGTAGAGGGTTCGGTGTTCATGAGTGATGACGCCTCATTTACAAAAACCGCAGGGGCAGGCGTTATCGGAAACCTGAAGATGAAAGATAATGGCATAGTTGTAATAGGAGACGTACATGGGCTTGGTGTTTTGGAGGTTACCGAAAATGCAAGGTTACAGCCTACAAACCTGTTTCTACAAGAAGCCGATCTAATTATGAGCGGGAACGCGTTAGTTACCGCGGGATTGAGTGTTTCGGGCATACTACGATTGAAGGATAACGCGAAGGTAGCGGTAGGCGCTATGACTGCGAAGGGAGACATAACTGTTTGCGGATCATATAGTCAGACCACCACGCAGCGTTGGACCGGAAAACGTGTGATCGACAACGAGAACGCGCCCAAGTACGATAATAACGTAAAAACTCGATATGACTTTTAAAGGGATACTGGATCAGGTTGGAACATGGGGAGCGCAGCATGCGCTTCCCGTATTCTTCGGAGATGAATCTACACGTAATCGGCTGGCAAACGATATAACGGGTGATTTTATCTTTGTTGATGTGCCCGGAGGAAGGCAGGACTATAACGACTACGCCGCCGAGGCGTTCTCGATCTCCGTGCTTATACAGGTACTGGGGACTTCCCACTACGAAACTGACAGCTCGGCCGAGATAGACGTACTGGATAGGACGTTCACCGTCATTACAGACATAGCGAAGAAGGCGGTTTGCTATATGAGTCCGAAGGCGCGGCGGTGGTTAAGCGCCAAAACATTTACGACAGTCCCAAATCAGGATGGGAAATAACTCTTAATCTATCTGAATAATGGCACGTAACGCGATGTTGGAAATAGAAGTACTACTGACCAAGCTACGGGACGACATAGAAGCCTCGTACAAGGCTAAAGGGCTGATGGCATCCGGCAACTTTGCCAAGGAACTAAAGTTGGTTGTAGGCGGCAACAATGCTAAGATAACCGCACCGCGCTATGTGGGTGCGATGGAAGGCGGACGCGTTGCGGGTAAACGCCCGCCGCTTTGGATCATCCGTAAATGGATCGAGGACAAGAACAGGCAAGGCGCGAACATACCATTAACCGCCGCGTACCCGATCGCGAAAGCTATCGGAGAGTTCGGGATCAAAGTACCAAACAGCCACAACCCCGGCGGCGTAGTTTCGGACGTTCTCACCCCTGCAAGGGTATTGAAGTTACAAAACGAGATAGTAACCATAATTAGATACGCTATTATTGACACTTTAAATATTAAATAGATGAATGTACAAATACCGATAGCAGATGTAACACTAACCGACGGTCAAACCTATGACGGACAGTTACCCGTGTGGGCTACTCGCCCTTTGATGATCCGCGTAAAACCGGACTTCATAAGCGGAAACGAGTACCCGGTTTATATCCGTGTGTCGAACGGTGGTGCGGTCAAGAAGGAAATAGTTTTTCCTTATCAGGAGGAGTTGGACGTAGACCTGTCATTTGCCGCTCCACTGTTGAGGCGTGCAGACCGTAACAAATCCGAGGGTGACCCGGCTTTCCCGCAGCAAGAAGTGGAAATATGGAGTTCGGGCATTGCTAATAAAATAACGCTTCCCGTGTTCCATTGCGATGAGACGTACTGGGACACTCTGGGCGTTGATAGCGCGCTTCCGCAACCTCCCAAACCGCGTATACCGGGTCAGACGCTAGACATTTATTTCCCGTACCGCATACACCCGCTTGACGCGTTTTCCGTTGAGGTTGAACCCGTAACGGGCGCGCCCTCTAGCGCGATACTCCCTACCACCTACGTGCTGGGAAATACTATCGATATAACGTACATTAAGAAGCTCACGATTAAGAACGTTTGGGGTTCAGGACTTGATCAGGTGATTAACTATGAAGACCGTCTAATGTCTGACGCTATCTATGATACCGGGCTTCAATGCGCTTTGCGCGCTAGATGGAACATGCGCAACGGGCAGTGGTTTTGGGCGGCGTTCAAGGACTACTTTTGGTCTAACAAGTTCACGGCTATTCGAGGACGCGGAGGCGTAACGGAACAGGCCGAGATCACTATAAACCTAGAATATGGCGAAGAGTATTACAACGTCTACCAAGAGTTGTTGGTATCGTCTAATGTCGTGTTCGAGTTGAACATACCGGGCATAAACCAATATCAATCGAAACGCTTTAGGGCGGAAGTTTCAGGGGACACCGGCGCGCGCTGGTCAAACAGTACCAAGACGCACCGGCAGCAAGTAAGGTTCAAGACAACGGAACTACAGGATAACTACATGTCTCCATTAGCACCGGATCAACCGCCCACACCGCCTACACCGTCGATCGTGTTTAGCGCGCAGCGCAACCCGTGGACGATCTGGGAGGCGCTTGCGGAAGGGATTACTAACAGCATATACAGCAACGCGGCATGGGAAGTGCAGAGCGAGCCGAGCTGGCTTACTGTGACAAATGGCACGACGCTATTAACGCCTGGCATGTTCGAGCAGGGAGGCGTGACCGTAACGGCGGGCCTTACATGGGAGCGGGCAAAATTGGTCAGCTCTAAAAGGATAAGACTAAAGAAACCGTATACAGACTTAAACAACGAAATATACAGTCTTATAGCCGTAGCTCCGGGGTATATGTGTGATTTTGTGTATCTTAACGCGGACGGTAGTATATCTTCTAATACATCTTGGATTCCTATAAACGGTAGGGTAAATACGGGTGCACGTCAGCAAGTAGGAATATTAATAAGAAAAACGGACAATACTGCGATCACACCCGCAGACATCGCGACGTTAAACGCCCGATGGGGGAAACGTTACCACAAATTCCCAGCGGGTACGTCTAATCTCACCGCAACGGCAGCCGCCAACAATGGCGATGCTAGAACGGGTAACATAGTCTTGAAAAGTTTGGCAGGGTCTACCACGTACAACATAGCCGTTACGCAATCAAAAGCTAGTATAACATTTAACCCGGAACCTACCATAGTTTCAGCAGGAGCAAATCCGTCGATTCTTTTAAGACAGATGGTTTCTAATACGCCTTGGCAATGTGTGGAGTATCCTACATGGGCGGTTCCTGTAAATTTAACCGGTGATGCCGGGTATGCCCTTAACTGTAATTTTAATTTACAAGCAAATACGGGAGCGCCAAGATCAGCAAATATAACATACCGTAGCACTGTAAATCCGTCGGTTCAAAACAGTTTCAGCGTAACGCAGGCCGGAGTTACCGAGAATGTATCGGTAGACACACCGACGTTTAACGTAGACTATCTAACACACCCGGTAACCGTGGACGTTACATCGGTTGGCGCGTGGTCTGTGTCGCAACATGATACGTGGATCACTCCGAGCGTCACAACAGGTGCAAACGGAACAACCGCCGTAACGTTAACGGTCGCCGACAATGTTTCGGGTAGCGACGCGCGTACCGGGACAGTAACGTTCTATAATGACCTAACCGGAAATATAGCAGTAGTTACAGTTAACCAAGCAGGCGCGACGACTTCAATCGGTTTAACTCCGTTCCGTATTTCAGGCAGCAGGGCAGGTGGAGAAGTACGCCCCGTTACGTATATATCTAGCAATAACTGGACTATGGGAAGTGCCCCGAGTTGGGTATCTGTTTCACCTACGTCCGGCACAGCCGGAGCGGGCGCAATAAACGTAACGTTCAATACACCGAACCCGGGGATAACTCGGCGCGGCGAGTTGAAAATCAAAAATACAGTTACAAACGAGATCGCAATCTGTTTAATCACACAGGAGGGGTAAGATGAAAATAGTATCATTGAGAGTTAACGGTTACGACATAGACGGTTTAGATAACGCGACGGTCAAAATCACATTAAACAACATTTCCCCGGTTACTATGACCGGGGACAGTGTCGCGTTCAGCGCGTCGGTCAAAGTGCCTAGAACGCCGGACAATGACCGGACGTTCATAGGGCTTAATAAAGGTTTGTTTAACTGCGAGTATTACGTAGCCGAAGTGCTGGTAGCGTCTATCCCGTTCAAGTATTACGCTTATGTGTCTGACGAGCCCGCGCAGTTCTACGCGAAGGTGTCGGCGACTGAAACGGAGTACACAATCAACCTTATTGAGAGTGTGGACAAGTGGTCAGACGTTAGTTTACCTATATCCGCGCCACCCGTTTACGGTGCGGTACGGGGTGGAGAGGCAGCCGTCAGCGCGGCCGACCTTTCCGAGCTAGTAAGACGATACATCACGTTTCCGCAAATCACGTTCCCCGCGATACACCCGGAGACGAACGACGGAACGCCTGTGCCGGACGCCCTATCGCAACAGGCCTCTATCATGGTGAAACGGCGTGATCTCACATGGCAAGGAGACGTAGCAACAGGATCGACAAAGTTAGTACCGCAGAACTACACGAAGGGACGCGGAGGTACATATACCCCAAAAAAGCTACTATTGTGATGGATAACGCTAATATCTACGCAAACGCTAGTTTCTTCGGGGCTAGACCGGGCGGAGCACCCGCGGGCATACTCATCGCATCCGGGGAGGGCCAAGCGTTCTACTTGGTCGTAGAATACACCGGCACAACTATCCCGAGCACTAAACCGGGCACGATCCAATTACAGGGCAACCTATCGGGTATCGGGCGCTCTGTTTCATTCTACGGGACGTTGACGGATCGCATTTGGATTTACCGCTCGGTTGTCAATCGACAAATGACAGTGTACCCCAAACAAGATTCGTACATACAGTTAGTCGCTACTATCGGAGGAGTGGCCCGTAACGACTACTTTAAGTTTCCTGACGGTTACGCACCGGAAGAGGTGATTAAATGCGGAGAGGGTAAAATAATATACGACGCGGCGATCGCACCCGAGTTTCAAACTGCTTACTCCCAACCCGCGGACTTCCCGTATAACGACGTGAAAAAGTTAGTGGATGATATGTGCACGGCCTGGCACTGGCGGAAGATTTACCGCAACGGCACGTTACGCGTAGAGCCAATAGTAGACGCCGACCTACGGGATGGTACGTCTATGGCGTGGACACGCATACACGATTGGAGCGACAAATTACGTAGCGTCGAGACGGTAGATGTGCCGGACGAATTCGCGGATCAATATGTGTGTACGGTCGGTTCGGAAAAATTCAGCTATTCCAACGGGCCCGGAACGGTAACACCCGTTAAAGAGGCGTACAAGTCTGGCGTTAAATACACGTATGATCGGACGGTGTTTCCGAATATGGCGCTTACCAGTATATTCACCGCGCCATCACCCAGCCCGTACCTCGTCTACACGCACTTCATATATTATCCGTATATAAACAGGCATTTCAAGATGTTCAGATCACGGGTACAGGTGAAAATCAAGGCGCAACTAGAATATGCGGACGTTGAGAACTTGAAATTAGGGGATGCGTATTACTTTTCGCAGCTAAACAGTTACTTCTATATCAAATATCTAGGCGAATATGACGTAGCAACTGGGAATTGTAAGCTATCTTTGTACAAAATGGATTTAAAATAACGTAAAAATGGCGGATCAAGTAACATTATTAGACCTAAATTTTGGCACGTCAGAGGCCGAGAAGGGGCTGGATGCGTTAATAGCCAAGAGTATGGCGCTTGCAAAGACTAAGAAGGATTTGCAGGCGGCGTACGCTTCTGAAAAGAAAGAGCTAGACGCGTTAAACCAGAACTACGCGGACGGACTGGTGCAGCAGGACAAGTACGACGCAACTGTTAAGAAGCTGAATAAGTCTCTGATTGAGACGCAAAAAGCGATACTGGACAATACCGAGCGAACAAACAGAATAACGCCGAGATCAAGTCTACAAAAACGCTCCTGGACAACGAGGCTACAAGCGTTAACGCCCTACGTGCACAGTTGGCGCAAAACACCATGGAGCTTAACAAGATGAGCGAGGCGCAACGGACTACCAGCAAGGAGGGGCAAGACCTAACCGAGCAGACTAAAGCGTTATCGGACAAGCTGAAGGAGATGGAGAAGGCGGTAGGAGACAACCGCCGTAACGTCGGAAATTACGCCGAGAGCGTGAAGGACGGCATATTACAGACACAGGGGCTAACAGGCGGCACGGGCGCGCTGGTGGGTCAGATGAAAAGCGGCATCGCTGGGGTGCAGGCGTTCAACGCGGCGCTAAAGGCGAACCCTATTATATTTGTTGTCTCTGTTGTATTAACTCTTATCGGAACCATCGAGAAACTGATGAAACGTAACAGTGAGTTAGCGACTAGCCTTAACGCTGCATTTGCCCCTTTTAAGGTGATTTTCGGGCGTTTGCTGGACTGGATAACCGGATTGTTTGAAGGTGTGGCGTTCTTGCTTGAAAACCTTGCTAAGGGCGTTACATGGCTTTTGGATAAGCTGGGACTAATCAGTGAGGAAACGAAGAGGGCGGCGGCGGAAGGTGCCCGGCTGGCAGCCCAAACGCAGAAGATTTACCAGGCTGAAACGGCGGCGCTCGTACCTATGGCGCAGATGCGCCGCGAGATGGAAGAACTTAAAACGCTGGCGGCGGATCAAAACAAGTCAGCAGCGGAGCGCACCAAGTTGCTAGAGCAAGCTAAGGAAAAGTTGCACGCTATCCGTGATATGGAGTTGTCCGTACTGGACGCTAAATATAAACAGATCAAAGCCGAGAACCAGCTAGGCTACACTAGTGACGAGGACGCACGGAAAGAACAGGAAGCCCTTGCAGCGCTGGAAGCGGCTAGAGCAAGTTACGCTACACAGGAGAAAGAAATGGCGGGGCAGGTGTCCGGCTTCATAAAGCAAGAGAGGGACAAGCAGGCACAAGCGGCACAAGCGGCGGCGGCGAAGTCAGCGAAGGCAGCCGAGGACGCGGCGAAGAAGGAAGCAGACGCGCAAAAGAAGGCGCAGGACGCTATTAAGGCAGCGCAAGAAGCGCAGCTCAAAAAATACTCGGAAGCAGTTACCGCAATGCAGCTGGATATAGCGCAGCGCGAAATAGAAGGGGCTAAAACTTCATTGCAAGAACTGCAAGCGGTGAACGACAAGAAGATCGAGATTGAGACGTACAGACGGGCACAAGGTCTTATAGGTGAGCAAGAATACATTAACAACGTTCGCCAACTCGAGTTGGAATACGCCGCGGAAGTCAAGGCCCGGAAGGATGAGGAAGATCAGAAGGAAAGAGACCGTCAAGCCCTCAACATGGAGAACGACCGCGCGCTGGCTGACATGAAAATGGGTAATGATTTGGAAAGCCAACTGGCCCGGCTGGATGCGCAAAAGGCAGCCGAGATAGCGAACGCGGAAGCCATCGGGGCGGAAACAACTGCGATAACCGAACGTTTCGAAATCATGAAGGACGAGCTTAAACGGAAGTACTATAACGCGCAATTGGAGATGGCAGCGGGCACAGCCGGACAACTCTCTAGCTTACTGGGGGAAGAGAGCGCGGCGGGGAAAGCATTTGCCGCGGCGCAGGCGCTTATCAATACTTATCTAGGTGCGTCTAAAGCACTGGCGCAGGGCGGTATATGGGGTATCGCGCAGGCGGCTATCGTAGTGGCGGCGGGTATGAAGAACGTTATGAGCATCAACAAGACCAAAGAGCCGGACACCAAGATCAATACAAGCGTTAAGAAATACGCGAAGGGCGGGCAGATTTACGGAGCTAGCCATGCGGCGGGCGGCGTGACGTTCACCGGATCGAACGGTCAACAGTTCGAAGCCGAAGGAGGGGAAAATATGTACATTCTGAACCGGAAGGCATCGGGCGCGATCAACGCGTTATCAGCCTTAACATGGAGTACGGCGGGCGTTCGTTCGGTTCTTCGGGCGTGTATCGGTACGCCAACGGTGGCAAAATCGACGTAGGCGGCGGATCGACTATGCAGTTACCTAGTAATTTCAGCCTGTCAAATGACAGTTTGCGGAAATTAGCGGCGATTATGCATGATTCGGTGGCTAGCGTTCCCGCGCCACGGGTGGCAGTTACCGACATAGACGAGGGTCAACAACAATATAATAGCGTACAGGTAGCGGCTAGCCTATAAATCATAGGTAAAGCCGCGGCCTTGTGCCGTTAAATAATATATCTTTGTACCAATAATACAGTAATATATGAAAATATTTGAAAAGTTACGCATTATAGAAGCCGGGGAAACCGCAAACTACTACGAAGAAGGGGGAAAGGCTTATAAATTGGTCATCTCTGCTAGTGCTTTCCCGTCTCTAGTGGCTTTAGGTAATTCCCGGCCTATTCATGCACGCCGCACTCATAACGGTACGGACTTGCTGGACGGGTATATAGGACATTTCGCTAACTTCACGCACGACGAAAATGCCGTTTATGCTGACCTAGTTATGTCGGAAGCTTTGGAAAGCGCGTATCCTAGCGAATATAATTTTATGGTTGCCATGATCGAGAAGGAGCCGGAATTATTAGGCGTATCGGTGAATCAGTCTGACGTTAAACAGTTGGACGAAGAAGCACAAACCGCAACCGTAACAGAAGTAAGAGAATTATTTAGTGCCGATTTGGTGGGACTTCCCGCGGCTACTAGTTCTTTATTTAATAACAATTTAAACAAATTATCAATGAGTACATTTTGGACAAAATTAGCCGAGCTGGTTAAGTCTACTAAGCTGGCTAGGGAAACCGTCACAACCAAAGAAGGAAAAGAGCTTGTTATTATCGCACAAGGCGAACAGGCTGCTTTGGGTGACGAAGTACAGGACGCCGAAGGCAAACCCGTAGAAGATGGTGATTATTACATTTCTATTGGCGAAGGCGAGGACATGATTATTTCAGTCGTAGCCGGAAAGATTTCCGACGTTAAAGAAGTGGAAAGCGAAGCTAAACGCGAAGAAGAGGGTCAAGAAGAACTTGCAGAAAACATCGAAGAGGACAAGAAGAAAACCCCTACACCGGAAGAGCTTGCAGCGATCCGCAAAGAGGTTACCGAGTTGAAGAAAACCGTGTCTGATCTCAAAACGCAGTTAAGCAAACGTACAGGCGCACCGGCAGCAGCAAAAACAGAGCTGAAGACCGAAATTAAGACCGAAACAAAATTGAGCCGTGAAGAGGTTCAGAAGGCCGCAGCAGAAATGCGTAAAAAATTCAAATATTAATCTACTAAAACTTTAAAATTATGGCATTTACATTTAGCGATTTAAACAAATCGAATATCGACAGCCTGGCCGATGTTATTTCTTTGACACTGGGATTGGAGGGCGAATTGTCCAACGGTGTAACCGTGTTAGCAGGCATTGAGAAGGGTAAACCTATCTTGACATTCACAGCGACCGACAAAGCGGTTAGACGTTCCGCAGGTTGCGACAGCGAATACAAGTACAGTTCTCTTAACGATAAGGTTAAATACTACGATCACGCACAGATTGAGTTGCCTATCGTGGTTTGTCTGCAAGACTTGTGGGGTAAAATGGTTGCAAAGGGCGTTCACCTTTCGGATGATTTCGATCAAACACAGTTGGCAGCGTTCATGCAGAACGAAATTCTGAAAGTATTGGAAGCTGATATGTTACGTCTCGTATGGCTGGACGGTCTGAAAACAACTGATGCAGCGGGCGAATACACGGTGTTTAAAAACGGCGGTATCATCAAGCAGATGCAGGCTTCAACCGAAGAAGTTAAAACCCTTGTTCCATCTGGATCTGGTGCTAACGTTCTGGAGTGTCTGAAATGGTGTATCGACAACCAACGCCCGGATCAACTGGACGATTCAGAATTCTATGTAACTAGCAACATTATGCGCGCTTACAAGGATTTGGTAGAAGCTAAAGACAACCATTTGGCACAGGCTAATTTCGAGGACGGCAAACCTGCATACTATTTTGAAGGTTACAAGTTAAACGAGTTGAGACACGTATCTAACAGTGCTAAGGGCGACGCGCTTACAGTTCAGTCATTCATCGCTTTCTCACCGAAAACTAACATTCAGTTGGCTTTGGAAGATGCAAGTCTGACTATTGATCCGTTCATCCGCGACGCTAAAGACCGTAAGTATTACAGCACAACTGTATTTGCGGCTGACGCAATGCTGGCAGTTCCTCAATATTTGAAATTGTGCGCCGCAACGGGTGTTTAATAATTAAAACAAAGTTTAAATGGCTTGTATAAAGACATTAAATAAAGCAATTGCCTACGACTGCCGAGCTGGCAGCGTAGGTATCACTGAAATGTATCTGATTAACTTTGACGACGTAGCCGCCGCAACCGTTGATGACAACAACTCTATAACAGCGATAACGCTGAAATCAAGGGCTAAAACAGTTCCGGTAGAGTGTTACAAGAACGGCGCAAAGTTTACAGAGGCGCTGAAGTTATCAGATGTTTCGGCAGGTTTGGATCAGTCCGTTATGTTTACCTTATATGATAAGACTACAGCGAACGCTAACCTAATTATGGCGGCTCTTTTATCGGGGCGTTTCATGGCAGCCGTGAAGCTAAACGATATTAATGCTGCGCCTTTATTGGTCGGCTACAAATGCGGGCTTGAAATTTCACAAGCTGATACGGATTCTAGTGCGGCAGGTGGTTTTACTACGATCACTATTAAAACGCCGGACGATGCTAGAGGAGAAAATAGAATAACAATGGCTCCGGCAGCGTGGACAACAATCGCAGCCGCAAAACTAGCTTAAAATATGGGATGCTTAAATAAGTTAAATAAAGCAATCTTAGTTGATTGCGACGGGGGTGCAACAGGCGTAGCCGAAATGCTTCTTATCAACTTTGCGGATATCGCTTCAAAGAGTGTAGCGAATGGTATTGCCACTATAACGCTAACCGATGGCGCTAAGGCCGTGTTGGTTGAGAGTAACAAGAAGGGTGTAAACGCTACGGAGGAAATAAAAACAAACGATAATGCGCCAACAGCATTAACACAGGCGGTAACGTTCACGCTGTATCAGGGCGACGTAAACGGAACTCTGATTGTGAATCAGATTCTAAACGGTACGTTTTTGGCACTTGTCAAAACTAAAGCTGGGAGACTCCGTGTTTACGGGCATATCTACGGTTTGAGTGTGTCCGCTATTTCGGAGGATTTGAACGCGAACGGCGGTTTTACTACCATCACGTTATCCACATCGGAAAATGTTATCGGCGAGGCGCGCGTAGCTTCGCAGATGCTAGTTATAACACGTCTCGACTATGCGGGCGGGACCGGGGAAATAGACGAGGCTATTATCATCAATTCGAGTGATATATCCACTATTTCGGAATCCGGAGGCAAAGGAACTATAACCATGATAACCGGAAAAAAGGGGTACATTATAAACTCTGTAAACAACTCCGTGATGTATCAGGATGCAATTAAAACAAACGATACAATGCCGCCGGGCGAAGATCAGAGCGTTATTATAAAGGTCCTCCGAAATAGCGGATCGCACTTGGAGTATAGGCTGGCAGTTAACCAATTGTTAGGGGGAAATTACCGAGTAGCCTTCAAAACTAAAACAGGTAACTATTGTTTGGCGGGTGCGTTTTGCAGCTTGGAAGCATCCGACCTTGCAACCGATTCGAGTACTGGTGGCATTTCAACCGTTACGTTAAAAACGCCGGAAGCGTCAGCGGGTGATAGACTGTTAACGCTGACTAAGAAAGATTACGACGGTCTAAAGATACCAAAAGTTTAATAAATTAAAACAGTTTAAAAGATGGAAAAAATTACAGATATAGGGCAAATCGTTTCATTGTGTCAAACAATGACTAATCTAAAATTGGACATTGTGTGCGGTGCGGATCGCCTGTTTGCGCAACGTTGGTATGAAGAACGTTATTTGACAGGGCAGCACACACGCTACGTAATGAAGCCGGGGTTGTTCATCAACTCGATCGAGGACGGAAGAGTGTACCGTGCATTTAATACGAGCGACGAGAAGGCCCTGGCGTTCATGGAAGCTAACGAGAATTACAAGGACTATTTTATAGACTTGCAAGCAGAAGCGGTTACAATTCCGGAAACAGGCGACGACCCGTTCGCACCGGAAGCGCCTGTAGAAGGTGAACCGGAAGCAGAAGAGCCAGAACTATCGGAGGAAGAGATTGCAGCGGCTAAACGCAGCGAAGCGGCTAAAAAGGCAGCGGCTACACGTGCAGCAAACAAGGCAGCAGCGGAAGCCGAAGCCGCCGAGGGTCTGAAAGAGTTCGAAGAATAATATGTAAAAAGGTAAATCAATGATCGCAGCAAAAAAAA